CCCAGTCGATCGAATCACGCCCGGCACAATGCGACACGGCTGCACGGTGCAAAGTGCCTTCGATCATGTCGCGGCCACTATCGGACAATATTGTTTTTAGTTCTTTCTCTTCTGCGGTCAACGCTGCAATTTCAGCCTTGATTAGTGCGAGACGGTCAACGGCTGCGCTTAACAGGGTGCGGTTATCGTTTTTCATGGGTTTAAGTCCTTCAGGGTTACGGGTTACAAAGAGAAAAGAATCACGGTGCTCAAATACAGAGCACACCAAAACACTAACGCGCCCACAATAACCGCGAACCCGCTGGGTTCACGGGTTACGGGTGCGGGTGTGTAGTTCTCGCGGAATTGATCAAAGGGTTTCATAGTTTCCTCTTTACGGTTACGGGTTACATTTACACGGGCTTTTGTGTGCCCGTGTGGAAAGTATAACGCAAAACAAACCCGCTGGGTTTACATGTCAACACATTTATTTTTATCCCAGTGGGTTGTACGATAGTGAAAAGCTATCCCGCTGGGTTTCCATTGTACCCAGTGTGTCCGTGTTTCCTCAAGGGTGTGACAAGTGTGACTGAAACGGGGGGTAAGGGTTTCAGATTTTCGGATTTTTTGTGCTATTTCAAAAAGTCGTAAATTTTGCGTCTCCCGTGCGGAGTCACTTTGTCACACCCGCACCCGCGAAACCCAGTGGCGCGAATTAAACCGGGGTTTTGCACCCGCTGGGTGCGCGAAACCATGGTTTTCGGGTCAATTTAATGCTCTCCACTGGGTTTGTATTTCCCATTGGGTTTGCGCCACTCTGTCACATTGTCACACCCTTGATCCGTTGACCCGCTGGGTCCTGTCACATTGTCACACCCTAGGTTTTGACCCGCTGGGTCGCGGGTTCGCGGTGGCCGTGTGGCGCCGGATTCGCCGGCGATTCTGGGCGCGGGATTCCGGGCGCATGGGGTGGGTGTGGTCCCGCGACCCTCCGGTCCCGGCGACGGCGGGTCCGCGAACAATTTTTTTATTTTTTCAAATTAACCCAATTACCCACTGGGTCAACTAATCACTGCTTCCCATGACACGCAACTTGTGGTAGATTCCGTACCACTATGGAAACAAGGAATCCCTCATCCGTAGGCGCAGTTGTCACACCCGTCAGCAACGACAACCTGGAATTGCCACAATGGCTATCTGTGCCTGACCCCAAGCCGCCAGCACCAAGCAAGGTGATGCGCGACCTTGTCCATTCCCAATACGACAACATCTTCGAGCGTGTGATCGAGCAGATTTACCGTGGACGCTCGTTGGCCTCGTTGCTCCAAGAAGACCCCCGTGAGATCAACTATGAAGATTTCCTGCGGTGGATCAAACGCGACCCCATGCGCCATGAACGGTTCAAAGAAGCGCAGGAGTCGCGCACCGAGTTCATCGCTGGTGAGATTCTTGAGATTGCCGATGCCGAAGACTCCATAGAAGATGTGCAGCGGTCTAGATTAAAGATCGACACTCGTAAGTGGTTGATGGGTGCGTGGAACAGGAAACGCTACGGCGAGACAAAGACACTCGAGATGGCAGGATCGATCAGCATCACCGGTGCGCTGGCTGCGGCCCGTGAGCGCTTGGTCGAGGCAGAGGTTATAGATGTGACACCGAAGGAGATTGAATGATTGTGTTTGTAAACATTGCACTGCTTGCCGTTGGCTTGATCGTGCTCGATTGGCTCCTTGACTGGTGGTTCGACTAAATGCAACGACCCATTTACTCGCCTGAGGAGGAGCAACTGCTGATGACGCAGTTGTGGAGCCCACAGATTGCCGATGATCCTGAGAACTTCGTCATGTTCTGCTTCCCATGGGGGCAGTCCAACACACCCTTGGAGAAGTTCAAAGGACCGCGCCAGTGGCAACGCCGTGCACTGCGCCGCATCGCAGAGTTCATCAAGACCAACAAGGCCAAGCTAAACAACGACGAGTTGATCGATGCGCTACGCAGAGCCGTGTCCTCTGGTCGCGGTGTGGGGAAGTCTGCCCTTGTGTCGTGGCTCGTGCTGTGGATGCTGACCACGCGCATCGGGTCGTCCGTTGTCGTGTCTGCTAACAGCGAGACACAGCTACGCACGGTCACATGGGGTGAACTGACTAAGTGGGCCACCATGTCGTTGAACGCACATTGGTGGGAGCCGTCAGCCACCAAGCTCTCACCCGCTGCGTGGTTGACTGACCTCGTTGAGCGTGACTTGAAGAAGGGCACGCGCTACTGGGGTGCCGAGGGGAAACTGTGGAGCGAAGAGAACCCTGACGCCTACGCCGGTGTGCACAACATGGACGGCATGATGGTGATCTTCGACGAAGCATCGGGTATCCCTGATGGCATCTGGTCGGTGGCTGCGGGCTTCTTTACAGAGAACATCTTGGACCGTTACTGGTTCGCGTTTAGCAACGGTCGTCGCAACACCGGGTACTTCTACGAAGCGGTTGACGGCAACAAGCGTGACTTTTGGGAAAGCGAGAAGATCGACGCACGCACAGTCGAGGGCACCGACAAGTCGATCTATGAACAGATCATCGCCGAGTACGGCGAAGACAGCGACGAAGCCCGCGTCGAGGTGTACGGCGACTTTCCCAAGAGTGGCGAAGACCAGTTCATCATGCCCTCGGTGGTAGACGATGCGATGAAGCGGCCCAAGTACAAAGACATGACCGCACCCGTGGTGCTCGGCGTGGACCCCGCACGCGGCGGCATGGACAGCACCGTCATCGTGGCACGCCAAGGCCGTGACATCCTTGCCATCCGACGGTTCAAGGGCGACGACACCATGACCACCGTGGGGCATGTGATCGACGCCATCGAGGAGTTCAAGCCCGTGATCACCGCCATCGACGAAGGTGGTCTAGGTTACGGCATACTTGACAGATTGACCGAGCAGAGGTACAAAGTGCGCGGGGTGAACTTTGGCTGGAAAGCCAAGAACCCTGTGATGTGGGGCAACAAACGAGCCGAGATGTGGGGTGCGATGCGCGAGTGGTTAAAGACCGCATCGTTACCACAAGACAGACAGTTGAAAGCTGACCTGATCGGACCGATGAAGAAGCCCAACTCCGCAGGCACTTTGTTTTTGGAAGGGAAAAAGGAAATGAAAGCGCGTGGTCTAGCGTCACCCGATGCCGCTGACGCGATTGCAGTCACTTTCGCGTTCCCTGTATCACATCGGGAGTACAATCCCCGAACAACCGAACGGCGCAACGCACAAAACGGCACCGTTTCAACATCATGGATGGGGGCATAGATGGCAACAAAGAAGAGTGTATCTTTGAGCGTTAAACGCGGTGAGAAGTTGCCTGCTTCCAAGGGTGCTGGCCTGACCGAGAAGGGTCGCGCCAAGTACAACCGTGAGACTGGTTCTAATTTGAAAGCCCCCGCCCCCAACCCAAAGACGAAAGCAGACGCAGGTCGTAAAGCCAGCTTCTGCGCCCGCATGGAAGGGGTTGTCAAAAACGCCAAAGGCGACGCAGAACGCGCCAAGGCATCTCTCAAACGATGGAAGTGCTAATCATGGCTACAAAACCCGGACTTTACGCCAACATCCACGCCAAGCGTGAGCGCATCAAAGAAGGCAGCGGCGAGAAGATGAGAAAACCCGGCACCGCTGGTGCACCCACCGCCAAAGCGTTCAAGGAATCTGCAAAAACGGCCAAAAAGCCAACGAAAGGTAAATAAAATGCCACTCGTCAAGTCAGCCAGTAAAAACGCGTTCCGTGCCAACGTAAAAGCCGAAGTCAAGGCCGGAAAACCTGTAAAACAGGCCGTTGCCATCGCGTATTCAGTCAAACGCGTAGCCCAGAAACCAGCCCCAAAAAGTAAAAAATGAGCCTGATTGCAACGCAAAACTGCATCATCATCGAACCCGATGTTGAGAAACACGAATTGTTCATCATCCCACCCGGCGACAAGATGGAAACGGGGATCGTTGTCTCCGTTGGCCCACTTTGCACAGACATCCAAGCTGGCGACCACGTATACTTCGGCGTGGGACAAGAATTTAGGCACGAAGGCAAGGACTACGTTGTCATTCGTGAACCCCACGTCTTAGGAGTTTTAGAACATGGCTGATCCAACAGGAATAGTGGCTGCTGCGGCAGTTGCAGTAGGCGGCTCTGCCAAAGATAAGAGCAGCGCCGATGTGCTGGCCACCGCCCGCACCCGCCTTGACATGGCCATCTCGGCGTTGTCCGAGTCCCGTGAAGACGAACTTGACGACTTGCGCTTTTATGCCGCGTCACCGGACAACCAATGGCAGTGGCCCGCCGATGTGTTGGCCACCCGTGGTGCCGTGCAGGGTCAAACGATCAACGCACGCCCCTGTTTGACCATCAACAAGCTGCCACAGCACGTCCATCAGGTCACCAACGAGCAACGCCAAAACCGCCCACAGCCCAAAGTCATCCCTGCTGACGATGCAGCCGACGAAGAAGTGGCAGAGGTCTACAACGGTGTGATTCGCCACATCGAATACATCTCCGATGCTGACGTGGCCTACGACACAGCGTGCGAAAATCAAGTGGCCTATGGTGAAGGCTACGTGCGGATTCTGACCGAATACTGCGACGAAAAGTCGTTCGACCAAGACATCAAGATTGGTCGCATTCGCAACAGCTTCAGCGTCTACATGGACCCGCTGATTCAAGACCCCTGCGGTGCAGACGCCGAGTGGTGCTTCATCACCGAAGACATTCCTCTCAAAGAATACCAGCGTCTGTACCCCAAAGCTGCACCCATCACCACCTTGCAGACCTTGGGTGTTGGCGATCAAGAGATTTCACAGTGGCTCAACGAGAACACTGTTCGCATCGCTGAATACTTCTACAAAGAGTACACCAACGAGACATTGAACCTGTACCCCGGCAACGTGACTGCGTTTGAAGGCACGCCCGAGGACAAGATGCTGAAAATGCAGTTCGGTGCGCCCATCAGAAGCCGTAAATCAGAGCGTTGCAAGGTCAAATGGCTCAAGATCAACGGCTACGAAATCCTTGAGCAATCCGACTGGGCGGGTATGCACATCCCCGTGATTCGTTGCGTTGGTAACGAGTTTGAGGTCGATGGTCGCTTGTATGTGTCCGGATTGGTGCGAAACGCCAAGGACGCACAGCGCATGTACAACTACTGGGTGTCCCAAGAAGCCGAAATGTTGGCTTTGGCACCCAAGGCACCTTTCATTGGGTACGGTGGCCAGTTTGAAGGCTACGAGATGCAATGGAAGACCGCCAACACGACCAACTGGCCGTATTTGGAGGTCAACCCAGACGTTACAGACGGTCAAGGTGCCGTTCTGCCGCTGCCACAACGCGCACAGCCGCCCATGGCGTCATCGGGTCTGTTGCAAGCCAAAGCTGGCGCATCCGACGACATCAAATCATCGACCGGTCAGTACAACGCAGCGTTGGGCATGACATCAAACGAGCGCTCCGGCAAGGCTATCTTGGCCCGCCAGCGTGAGTCCGACATCGGCACCTACCACTACGTTGACAACTACGCCCGCATGATCCGCTACATCGGTCGTCAACTGGTTGACCTGATCCCCAAAATCTACGACACACAGCGTGTGGCCCGCATCATTGGTGAAGATGGTGAGTCCACCACCGCTAAGATGAACCCACAACAGCCCGAGGCGGTCAAGAAGATCGTCAACGAGCAAGGCATCGTGATTGACAAGATTTACAACCCCGCAGTCGGCAAATATGATGTGCAGGTCATCACCGGTCCCGGCTACGCCACCAAGCGCCAAGAAGCCTTGGAAGCCATGGCCCAGTTGCTGCAAGGTAACCCACAGTTGTGGTCTGTTGCAGGCGACCTGTTTGTCAAGAACATGGACTGGCCCGGCGCACAAGAGATGGCCAAGCGGTTTGCCAAGACCATCGACCCCAAAATTATTGGCGACGATGAAGACAATCCAGCGTTGGCTGCTGCCAAACAGCAAATGGAAGCCATGGCTCACGAACTTGAGCAAATGCACGGCATGTTGCAAAACGTTCAGCAATCGTTTGAAGCCCGCGACATCGAGGTCAAGGAATACAAGGCTCAAGTGGACGCCTACAATGCCGAAACGAACCGCCTCAAGGCTGTTCAAGCAGGCATGTCACCCGAGCAGATTCAAGACATTGTCATGGGCACGCTTCACGCAGCCATGGACACCGGCGACATTGTTGCAGGTGCACCCATGATGCGCGAGAATGCGGAAATGCCTGAAATGGGCGAAATGCAACCCGAACAACCCATGGGAGGTATGCCTCAATGAGCAAAGCAGCAGATTTTGTAGGATTACTGTTTCTCGCCCGCGACGTGGCGCATTCGGTGCATTTGAACACCCGCAGTTTTTCCAAACACATGGCGCTTAATGCGTTTTATGACGGCATCATTGATCACGCTGACGCGTTTGCTGAAGCCTACCAAGGCCGTCACGGTCTAATTGGCCCCATCAGCTTGATGTCTGCCAAGAAAACTGGCAATATCACGGAATTCTTGGAAGATTCGTTGGCCGACATCGAGAAAATGCGGTATGAGGTGTGCGACAAGTCGGACTCATCATTGCAGCAGTTGATCGACAACATCGTTGAACTGTATCTGACCACGTTGTACAAACTCAAATTCTTAGCATAAGGAACCATCATGGCATATTACAAACAAGGTAATGCTGACTCGCAAATCAAAGTCGGCTTCGGCAAAATCTACGGTGTGTTTGTTTCAAGCACATCAAGCGGCACATTTGCGTTGTATGACACCGCAACCAGCAGCACCAGCGATCCAAAAATTGTGAATACTGTCACCGTGGCTGCGGGCACTCAATATGTCAGCTTTCCCGTTGGCGTGAGTTTCAACAAAGGTCTATACATCGACATTGCCAACACGATTGAGTACACTGTCGTTTACGAATAACCCCAAACCCGTACTGATGCGGCTCATCAGGGAATCTAAGGATTCGAGCAAATGGATGAAGAAGTCCAAAACTTAGCGGAAGTAGTACCCGCGCCAGCAACGGAAGTGACGGCCACTCCTGAAGCTGAAGTAAATGCGCCGGAAGTCACTGCTAATGGTGAGCAAACAGATCAACCCGCGTCAAAGGTATTCACGCAGGAAGAACTTGATGCAGCTATTGGTAAACGGCTTGCGAGAGAGCAACGTAAATGGGAGCGAGAGCAACAAGCGCGTTTGAAAGAACAGCAACTGTTGCAAGCAGTCCCTCAAGGTGCACCAACGCGTGATCAGTACGACTCTGATGAAGCCTATGCGGAAGCATTGGCCACAGTCAAAGCCGAACAACTGGTTCATCAGCGTAAGCAACAAGAGGAACAGCGAAAAATTCTTGCTGCGTATGAGGAAAGTGAAGAAAAGGCCCGGGACAAATACGATGACTTCGACCAAGTCACCCGTAACCCAAACCTGCCGATCACTCAAGTCATGCTCGAAGCGATCCAGTCTTCGGACATTGGACCCGATGTAGCCTACTACCTTGGAACCAATCCCAAAGAGGCCGACCGTATCGCCAGTTTGTCGCCCTATCTGCAAGCAAAAGAAATTGGGAAGATCGAAGTGAAAATCGCTTCTAATCCTCCTGTGAAAAAAACTTCATCTGCGCCAGCACCAATTAACCCGGTGACTGCCCGTGGTGCAACACCTGCTGTGTATGACACGACTGACCCTCGCTCGTCGAAGGCCATGACTGACTCAGAGTGGATTGCAGCCGAACGGCAGCGCCAAATTAAGAAGTACCAAGCACAGATGACCCGCTAATTTTATAAAGGACCAAAATGTCTAATAGCATCTTAACCATTGACATGATCACCCGTAAGGCTCTCGAAATCCTTGAGAACAATCTGGTGATTACCCGTAACGTGAACCGTCAGTACGACGACAGCTTCGCTGTTGAAGGCGCAAAAATCGGTTCTACATTGCGTATCCGTTTGCCCGACCGCGCTCTGGTAACTGACGGTGCCGCCTTGCAAGTTCAAGACGACAACGAACAGTTCACCACTTTGACTGTTTCCAGCCAAAAGCACATCGGTGTGAACTTCACATCTGCTGAATTGACCATGCAATTGGACGACTTCGCAGAGCGTGTGTTGAAGCCTCGTATCAGCCAATTGGCATCTAGCGTTGACGCTGACGTTGCCAACGCTTATAAGTACATCGGTAACTCCGTTGGTACTCCCGGCACTACTCCTGCAACTTCTTTGGTCTTGTTGCAAGCCCAACAAAAGTTGAACGAAAACGCTGCTGTGATGTCTCCACGTTACGCTACTGTGAACCCTGCCGCCAACGCTGGCTTGGTTGAAGGTTTGAAAGGTCTGTTCAACCCAACAGACGTGATCAGCCGTCAATTCAAGAACGGTATGATGGGTGAAAACGTGTTGGGCTTCGAGGAAGTCAACATGTCTCAATCTATCAAGCAGTTCACAACTGGTTCACGTACAGCCACCGGCGGTACAACTTCTGCTGCTGTGACTACCGAAGGTGCAACCACCATCGCTATCACCGGCGCAGGCGCTAACGCCACCATCAAAACTGGTGACGTGTTCACCGTTGCTGACTGCTACGCTGTCAACCCACAAACTCGCGAATCAACCGGTTCGTTGTTCCAGTTCGTCGCTGCTGCTGACGTGACTTTGAACGGCTCTGGCGCTGGTAACGTGACCGTTGCTGCAATGTACTCAGCATCTAACGCTCTGGCTACTGTGGACGTGTTGCCACAAACCAGCAAAGCCGTTGTGTTCGTTGGTACCGCTTCAACTCAGTACCCACAAAACTTGGTGTACCACAAAGACGCCATCACTTTCGCAACTGCTGACTTGTTGTTGCCACAAGGTGTGGACATGGCTGCCCGTGCTGTGCACAATGGCATCAGCTTGCGCGTTGTTCGTCAATACGACATCAACAACGACCGCTTGCCTTGCCGCGTGGACGTGTTGTACGGTTACAGCACTATCCGTCCTCAAATGGGCGTGCGCCTCTGGGGCTAAACCGAAATGGAGGCTTCGGCCTCCTTTCTTGTCAAATCTTTTTAAAGGAAATTTATCATGGCATTACCAAACGGCGCAGGCGGTTACCAAGTTGGTGACGGCAATACAAACGAAGTTAGCATGGGCGTTCAAGCTGCTCCTCCGACAGCTACAGCTACAGCTACTTTGACTACAGCTCAAATCACTGGCGGCATTTTGTTGGGTTCCCCCGGCTCATCCGCTGCTGCTTACACTCTGCCTACAGGCACTAGCCTCGATACAGCAGTGCCTAGCGCAAAAGTGAATAGCTCATTCGACTTCAGCGTGATCAACGTTGACGGTTCTTCTTCTGGCGTCATCACAATGACTGCTGGTACAGGTTGGACTATTGTAGGCTTGGCTACTATCGCTGCTACTGCAGGCACTGCAGGTAAGTTCCGTTGCCGTCGTACTGGCGAAGGCACTTGGACTTTGTACCGCTTGGCTTAATAAAAGCGAACCTAAAGGGGGCCTTCGGGTCCCCTTTTTTAAGGAATAAATATGGCAGTTATTTACATGACTCACCCCATCCATGGCGCAAAAGTTGCCACCATGGAAATGGAAGCAGTTGCTGATGAAGAAAACGGTTGGGTGCGATATACTCCAGAAACGCCTTCTATTCAGGAAGAAGCGGCTCCGAAACAGGAAGTTAAAAAACGTGGTCGCAAGGCCGCTGAAGCAGAACAACCCGCAGCCGAAGAAGTGCCTGAATTTTTAGCACCGCAGGCTGATCAAGGAGAGTAATATGGCAACGTATACCGCAGGCGATCAGATCAACAGAGCGTTGCGATTGCTAGGTGTGCTTGCTGAAGGTGAGACACCCACGGCCCAGATGTCGGAAGACGCGCTGATGGCTCTCAACCAAATGATTGACTCTTGGAACACCGAACGACTTTCGGTGTTTTCCACGATTGACCAAATCGTTGAATGGCCAGTCGGCTCAATCAACGAAACTCTTGGCCCCACCGGTTCATTGGTGCGAACAAACGGCACCGCCGTGCGCCCAATTCTGGTTGATGACGCCACGTATTTCAAAGACCCGAGCACAGGTGTGTCTTATGGGATCAAGCTGATCAATCAGCAACAGTACGACGGGATTGCCGTCAAAACTGTGACCTCGACTTATCCGCAGGTATTGTTTGTCAACAACACCTTCCCCGATATTGACATGTTCATCTACCCGCGCCCAACGCGGTTGCTGGAATGGCATTTCATCAGCGTTGAAGAGTTGACACAACCTGCTGCGCTTACAACCGAGTTGCACTTCCCACCCGGGTACATGCGTGCCTTTGCGTACAACCTCGCAATGGAAATTGCACCCGAGTTTGGTGTTGAACCCTCACCCCAAGTGCAACGCATCGCAATGACATCCAAGCGCGATCTCAAACGCATCAACAACCCTGATGATGTGATGTCAATGCCTTACGCCATTGTGGCCACACGTCAACGTTACAACATCTACGCTGGTAACTACTGATGAAAAGTCCGATCCTTGGTGCAAGCTATGTGGCCCGCAGCGTCAATGCTGCGGACAACCGCATGGTGAACCTTTTCCCCGAGTTGGTCCCCGAAGGTGGCAAAGAACCTGCGTTCTTGAGCCGCTGCCCGGGGCTGCGCCGCAAGGCGACGGTTGGCACAGGTCCGATTCGTGGATTGTGGCAAACCAAAGGAGTCATGTATGCGGTGTCAGGCGACACCTTTTACAAGGTCGAGACATACGGTAGAACACGCCTCAAAGGCACAGCAATCGGCACGGTGACAGGTACTGGGCCTGTGTCCATGTCTGACAACGGCACGCAGATTTTTATCGCCTGCAATCCTGATGGATTCATTTACAACATCGTCACCGAAGTCTTTGCCCAGATCACAGACCCCGATTTCCCCGGCGCTGTAACCGTGGGCTATTTGGACGGCTACTTTGTGTTCAACGAACCCGACAGTTCCCGCGTGTGGGTGACTGCATTGCTCGATGGTCTATCGGTTGACCCGTTGGACTTTGCAAGCGCCGAGGGCGATCCTGATGGTTTGGTGTCTTTGATTGTTGACCACCGTGAAGCGTGGCTCTTTGGCACCAACTCAATCGAGGTTTGGTATGACGCAGGGCTGCCAGACTTCCCCCTACAGCGCATCCAAGGCGCTTTTAACGAGATTGGTTGTGCTGCCGCATATTCGGTGGCCAAACTCGACAATGGTGTGTTTTGGCTAGGTGCTGATGCCCGTGGTCGTGGTATTGTCTATCGTGCCAATGGGTATACAGGTCAGCGCATCTCAACGCACGCTGTTGAATGGCAAATTCAGCAGTATTCCGATATTTCGGACGCAATTGCCTACACCTACCAACAAGACGGTCACGCGTTCTACGTGCTCATTTTCCCATCGGCGCAGACCACATGGGTCTACGATGTGGCTACGCAGTCATGGCATGAGCGTGCCGGTTGGTCCAATGGTGACTTTGTTCGCCATCGCTCAAACTGTCAGGTGTCTTACAACAACGAGATCATCGTAGGTGACTACGAGAACGGCAATTTGTACGCCTACGATCTTGAGGATTACACCGACAACGGCGACATCCAAAAATGGTTGCGTTCATGGCGTGCTTTGGGCACCGGTCAAAACAACCTCAAGCGTAGCGCACAACACACCTTGCAGATCGATTGTGAGTCAGGTGTGGGCACGAACACGGGTCAGGGTAGCGATCCGCAAATGATGCTACGTTGGTCTGACGATGGTGGCCACACATGGTCAAACGAGCGTTGGGTGTCAATGGGTAAGATTGGTGAATACTACACCCGAGCAATCTTCCGTCGCCTTGGTATGACGCTAAAACTGCGTGACCGTGTCTATGAAATATCAGGCACCGATCCAGTCAAAGTCGCTATCATGGGGGCCGAACTTTATGTGACGCCTACCAATGCCTGAACAACAAAACATAACCAATATTCCGTCCAACCGGGTTGATTTCATCGACCCGCGCACGGGTTTGGTTTCGCGTGAATGGTATCGGTTTTTCTTAAATCTGTTTAACTTAGCAGGTGGCGGCGGCAACCAAACATCTTTAGACGATTTGCAAGTCGGTCCACCCCCTCAACCGGTTTCTGATAGCGGTGGTGGCGGTGGTTCTGGAACTGTGACATCTGTAGATGTGTCTGGTGGCACAACTGGTTTGACCACCAGCGGTGGTCCTATTACCTCGAGTGGCACGATCACATTGGCAGGCACATTAAATGTCGCTAACGGTGGTACAGGTGCTACTACGGAAGCAGGCGCTCCATTTGCGCTTAAAGGTGCAAACGCTGACATCACCAGCATGACAGGTGTGACAGGTGGCATTTCGTCACCTGATTATGTGCAGTTCGACACAACCTATGCCACAACCTTGGGTGTTGGTCAACTTGGATGGGATGGCAACGACACCCTCGGTCTGGGCATGATCGGTGGCAACGTCATCCAACACATCGGTGAAGACCAATTCTTCTACTGCAAAGCATCGTCGGCCATCACCAAAGGTCAAGTGGTCATGTTCACCGGTGCCGTGGGTGCTAGTGGTGTGCCCACAGGCGCACCTGCTACGGGTATCACCGACGGCACATACATCATGGGTGTTGCCGCAGAAACGATTGCGCTAAATGGTTTTGGTTTGATTCAGACTTTTGGCACGCTGCGTAACGTCAACACATCGGGATATGCCGATGGTGACATCCTTTGGTACAACCCTGCTGTTACAGGTGGGTTGACAAGCACTAAGCCCTCGGCACCCAATGTCAAAGTACAAATGGCCGCTGTGATCAATGGTGGCTCTGCTGGCGGCGGCACGATTTTGATCCGCATCGACCCCGGCTCAACGCTTGGCGGCACCGACTCCAACGCGCAGATTGGTACTCCGAGTAATGGCCAAATCATTACGTATGACGGCGCTGCGACTTACTGGAAAAACACCACGCTGACCGCAGGCACGGGCATCTCGGTGACGGCTGCTTCTGACGGTACGTTGACAGTCGCCAACACTAGCCCGTCATCGGGCGGCACCGTCACTTCGGTGGCCATGACTGTCCCGACCGGTCTGTCGATCAGCGGCAGCCCAATCACTACTTCGGGTACGCTGGCGGTGACATACACAGCAGGCTACTCGATCCCTACCACCGCAAGTCAAACAAATTGGGATACCGCGTATTCCGAACGTTTGCAATGGGACGGTGGTTCGACGAATCTGGTTGCCGCAACTGGCCGCACATCCCTCGGGGGCACCACGGTTGGCCAGAACATGTTCACGCTCACCAATCCGAGTGCGATCACGTTCCCACGGTTTAACGCTGACAACACCGTTTCCGCGCTGACAGCCTCGGCGTTTCGCACAGCCATCGGCGCGGGCACAGGGGATGGCACGGTCACCAGCGTCACGGGTACGTCACCTGTGGCCTCAAGTGGGGGCACAACGCCTGCAATCAGCCTTTCCAGCGGCTACGGTGACACACAGAACCCCTACGCCAGCAAGACAGCAAATTATTTCTTGGCCGCGCCCAACGGCTCGGCAGGTGCGCCCACGTTCCGCGCTATCGTGGCCGCAGACATCCCCACCTTGAACCAGAACACTACGGGCACCGCATCCAATGTCACGGGCACCGTGGCCATCGCCAACGGCGGCACGGGTCAAACCACCAAAACCGAGGGGTTCGACGCACTGTCGCCCACCACGACAAAGGGTGACTTGATTGTTAGCAACGGGACAGACAACGTCCGTCTTGGTGTGGGCGCGGACACCTACGTGCTCACCGCTGACTCAACCGCGTCAAGCGGTGTCAAGTGGGCAGCGGCTGCGGGTGGTGGTAGTAACATCACAGCCCAAGGAATGTGGGAGAATGCGCTCACAATCTCGTCAAACTACACCATCACGTCAGGTAACAGCGCAATGTCTGCTGGTCCCATCACGATTGCCTCTGGTGTGACCGTGACCATTCCGTCTGGCTCACGTTGGGTTGTTGTTTAAGGAAAGCCAATGACAGTCACCGCACGCAACCTTGTCCCTGCCAAACTCGTCGAGAACACTCAGACGACGCAGTACACCGTGAGCAGCAACATCACTGCTACCATCATCGACAAGTTCACTGCGACCAACATCAGCGGCTCCACGGCCACCATCAGCGTCAACATCGTCACTGGGTCGGACACCGCAGGCAACCAAAACCTGATCACCAAGCAGCGCACGCTCACAGCGTCCGAGGTCTACACTTTCCCAGAACTTGTCGGTCAAATCTTGACAAACGGCTCGTTTATCTCCACCCTTGCCAGTGCGCCCAACGCCATCAACATGCGCGTCAGCGGAAGGGAGATTTCGTGAATCAAGTTGCCGAAGTACCACTTGTTGAAAAACTGCAAGAGGAAATATCTAAATTTCCTCAATACGAGCCGCCAACGGAACACATATTCCACGGTGGTATGTACTGCCGACAAGTTTGGCGTCCCGCAGGCTGTGTCATTGTGGGAAAAGTTCACAAAAAGGAACATTTCTACATGGTTGTTTCTGGCACCGTCAGCGTAACGACTGATGACGGCGTTCAAACTTTAACTGCTCCTGCTTTGCTATGTAGCAAACCGGGTACCAAACGAGCCGTATTTGCCGAAACGGATGCGATATGTATGACCATTCATCGTGTTGATTCAAATACGGTGGAAGATGTAGAATCAGAATTAGTCGAAGATGACTTAAACTCGATGTTTGCTGTTGGAAACAAAGTAAAACATCAGGAAATTGAGGTAACACCATGTCCTTTGTAACAGCAGCGATGATTGTAGGTGGTGCCACATTGGCATCATCTTATATGGGTTCGCGTGCAGCAGGAAAAGCCGCAGATGTACAAGCCGGGGCATCTGATCGCGCCGCTGACCTTCAGTATCAGCAATTTAGAGAAGCTGCCGCCCTGCAAGAGCCTTGGCGTCAAGCTGGTCAACGCGCGTTGACTAAACTTGAGGGTGCTGTTGACTACACACCGTTCAATTACAACGCATTTACTGCTGATCCCGGCTACGCGTTTCGTTTGTCGGAAGGTCAAAAAGCACTTGAGCGTAGCGCCGCTGCCCGTGGTGGCTTGATGTCTGGTGCGACAGGTAAAGCGCTGACCCGGTATGGTCAAGAAATGGGTTCGCAGGAATATACAAACGCATTCAATCGCTATCAAACCGAACGTGCTGCCAAGTTGCAACCATTGCAGTCTCTTGCTGGTGTGGGTCAAACGACCGCGCAACAAATTGGTCAAGCTGGTCAGAACATGGCTAGTAATGTAGGCGAGGCGTTAATGAGTGGTGCAAATGCCCGGGCGTCAGGATACGTTGGTGGCGCAAACGCGTTAAACCAAGGCTTGAACACATACCTTAATTACACGCAGGGTCAGAACATGTTGAACATGTTGAACCAAGGTAATGTGATGGCCGGTTTACAAACACCTGCAGGTATTGCAAGTTATTTCGGGGGTTAATAAAACATGCCAATCAATCCCAATATTGCACTTGCTGTAAAACCTATTGAGGTCGCAAACCCATTAAACGCATATGCCCAGATGCAGCAAATTCGTGGTGCGCAACAACAAAACGCTCTTGCTCAAATGCAGATGCAAGAATACGAGCGTGCACGCGGCGAAGAAGAACGACTTCGCAACTACCTTGCAGACAAACCTGATTTAACAAGCGCCGAAAATCAAGCGTCATTGCTGACCCAGTTTGGTAAAACGGGTCGTGAAACTTTGAAAAGTTTGGGCGAGTTTCAAAAAGCGCAAACCGATGAAGCTGCACGCAAAGCAAAGTTGCTAGAAGATGAACTAAAACGATCCAAAACGTATTTGGAAGGTGTTTCCACACCCGAGCAATTTATCGAATGGCACATGGCAAATCACGCCAATCCCATACTTGGTAAAGAATTGGCGTCACGGGGAATCACTCCCGAAAGCTCAAGGGCGCGTATTGAGCAAGCTATGCGAACCCCCGGCGGCTTTGAAAAATTGCTACAAGAATCCAAACTGGGTGTCGAGAAATATACCGAACGTACCACATTAACCGAAGCAGATCGCCAACGCATCAAGCAAGAAGGTCAACGTATTGGTCTGGAAGGCCGTCGTGTGGCTGTGATGGAAGATGAAAACCGTCGCGCCAAAGACCCAGTATTCCAGCAAAAAATGGCTGCTGCTAAAGCAACAGGTGAAGCGATTGCTAAGAACGAAGTTGCCGCCAAACAGGCATTGCCCGGTGTGATTGCGAATGCTCAAGAGGCTGTAAACCTTGTTGATCAATTGGTCGGCAAACAAGAGGTGCGTGACAAGTCTGGCAAAGTGCTTCAAGCTGCTACAGCGCCTCACGTTGGTTTTGAAAATGCTGTGGGTACAACTTGGAAACCCGGTTTTCGATTCATCCCCGGTACAGACGCAGCCGACTTTCAAGCATTGTTTGAACAGGTTAAAGGTTCTGCATTTTTGGAGGCATTCAACACGCTTAAGGGTGCTGGCGCGATTACTGAAAAAGAAGGCGAAAAAGCAACCGCTGCCCGCACTCGCATGTCTACTGCACAAAGCGAAGCCGAGTTTGTCAAAGCTGCCCGCGAGTATCAAGATGTGATTCGCAAAGGTGTGGAAGTCATGCAGAAGAAGGCTAGTGGTGGCGCGGCTCCCGCGATGCCTGCTGGCGCAGGTGGTGCTGTGGATATGAACAATCCGTTGCTCGGTGGCCCACGATAAGGAAACATCATGGCAGACTTAGCCGCGATCCTCACTGACCCCAACTTCGTCAATGCTAATCCTGCGACGAAGCAGGCCATCTTTCAAAAATGGGCACCCCAAGACCCCAACTTTGCAAATGCCAATCCTGCAACTCAGCAGGCCATCATGCAAAAGTTTGGGGTGATGCCTGTGCAAACTCAACCCGAGTTGCCAGAGTCTCTGCGTCCATCGCTTCCACAACCCGCTGCGGCTGCGCCATCTGAGGTGCCCGGCACCCGTAAGCCACCAAGCACCGCGCAGCGCGTGTATGAGGCTGCACGCCCTTATGTTGCCCCTACTGTTGAGGCACTTGGTGCTGTTGGTGGCGGTCTACTTGGTGCAACCGCTGGCACATTCGGCGCTGGTCCCGTGGGCACCGCCGTTGGTGGTGTCGCTGGTGCTGGTTTGGGCTACGGCATCGCCAAAGAAGCCCTTGAAGCTGCTGATGTGGCGATGGGTGTGAAAGCACCCCGCCAAGGCGCAGCACAGGTTACAGAACCCGTCCGTAACATCCTCGAAGGGGCAACCTTTGAGGCTGGTGGCCGTGTGGCCGGTCCCTTGATTGCCAAGGGTGTGGGCGCACTTGCTGACCTTAAAAACATCCCCAAGAACAAAGCCGCTGAGATTGCACGCAACGCGCTTGGCCCAGACCTGCCCGAAGTGCTCAACGCACTCAAGGCATCGCAGGGTAAAGGTGTCAGCGCCGCGCAAGCCACCGCAGACATCAACAGCCCCACATGGCAGGCGTTGCTTGATCGTGTGTCTAAACGCGATCCACGCTTCATGGCTGCTTTGGAAAAGTCCCAAGGTGAAGTGTCGCTGAACGCTCTGGCCAAGTTGGCCGGTGGCACCACGGCTGCCGAGACTCGCGCCACTGTTGAGAACGCCAAGAACGCGCTCAACGCAATGACTGAACCTCAGCGTCAGGCTGCCCTTAATCGTACCAATCTGGGCAAGTCTGTGGCCGAATACGAGGCTCAAGCTGCCAAGTTGGGAGTGGAAGCCGCAGCCGAAGTGCAAAAGGTCCGTGACCTCATCAGCGCCGGTAAAGCTGCCGAGGCATGGGCACGTCTTGATCTGATCAAGCGCAACCTGCCAGTCGGGGCCACCAAGTACACCTATTTTGGCGAACTCGGCAAACAGGCTGACGAGTGGGCATCCCGAGCCGCTGACGCATCCCTCGATCTGGGCCAAGGCGCACGCTTTGCCCAAGGCGCTGCTGACGCCCTGCGCTCTGTAGGCATCAAACCCCTCGAAGGTGGCTCGTTGGTCAACAGCGTCAAGGCTATTGGTAATAACCCTGAGTTCGCTGGCAACGATGTGCTGCAAGGTGCGATCAAGAACGTCGCTGACGACATCGCCAAGTGGACCGACAGCGGCGGCGTCATTGACGCCAAGGCACTTGACGCCATTCGCAAGAACTCGGTCAATGCCGCGATCCAACAGCTTCGCCCCGGCATGGATGCCACCGCACAACGCAATCTGGCCGCAGGTGTGCTCAACGACATCAAGCCTGTGCTGATTGACGCGGTTGAGGCTGCCGGTGGTACTGGGTACCGTCAATACTTGGCAGACTATGCCAAGGGTATGCAGAAGATTGCTGAACGCAAACTGACAGGCGAAGCGTTAAAAATGTGGAAGACCAACAAGGACGAGTTTGTGCGTTTGGTCAACAACGAAGCACCTGAAACAGTTGAAAAGTTTCTCGGTAAAGGCAACTACAACATCGCAACCGAGTTGGCCGACAACACCATGTCAACGCTCAAGAGTGAGGCTGAAAAGGTTGTGCGTGAAGCCAACATCAAATCGCAAGTCTCAGGCGGTCAAGAGGCACTCAAGCAGTTGCTGATTGAGAACATGTCCAAGCTGCGCGTGCCCTCGTATCTGAGCGCCGTGGCTGCGACAACCAACAAAGCCTTGAACATCTTGGAAAACAAGATCGGCAAGAAGACCATGCAGATGTTGACCGAAGCCTCACAGACCCCCGAGGGTGCTGCCGCGCTGCTAGAAACGCTGCCCGCGACTGAGCGTAGCCGTGTGCTGCAGTTGATTTCTGACCCTAGTATCCTTACCCAAGGTTCCAAGATGTATGCCCCTCCCGGTATGATCACCAAAGGTGAACTTGCCAAACAAGCAGCGGAAGCAATTCGCACCGGTTCGGTCACCGCAGGGGTCAACGCTTTGGCACCTGACCGATACAATACAAACGCCCTTGCACAACAGCCTGTTAGGGTCATAGAATAACGTGGCCAATAAGGAATAAAGATGGCATCACTTTCACCCACACCAAAGCTACAGTTCTTCGGAACCGATGGGTCGCCTCTCGTCGGTGGCAAGCTGTACACGTATGCCGCTGGCACTACGACTCCTTTGGCCACCTACACCGACAACACCGAGAATACCGAGAACACCAACCCGGTAATTCTGGATTCCAACGGTGAAGCGAACGTGTGGTTGCCAAGCACCACATCGTACAAATACGTGCTCAAGACTGCTGAAGATGTCACCCTGTACACGGTTGACTACATCTCGGTGCCCTTGACCTCGAACTCATTTGCATCACCCCCACCCATCGGCAGCGATGTGCCTAACTCTGCCACGTTTACGACTCTGAACGTCACTGGCGCTGCAATATTTGAAAGCACTGCTAACTTTACAGACCCTGTGGAGTTTGACTCGACGGTTGATTTCACTGGAACTGGCGCTATCAAGCTCAACGTAGGCACGACAGCGCAGCGCCCAGCGTCACCTGTTGACGGTGACATTCGCTACAACACCGACACGCTCAAGTACGAGGGCTACAGCAACGGCTCATGGGGTCAGTTGGGCGGCGGCGCTACTGGTGGTGGTACTGACCAAATCTTTAATTTGAACGGTCAAACTGTCAACACTGACTACACTATCCCAACAGGCTTTAACGCTAGCACCGTTGGTCCTCTTACCATTGCCACTGGCATCACGGTTACTGTTCCTGCGAGCAGCAACTGGGTTATCCTCTAAGGAGTAAATATGAGTTCTGTTGTTCTTACTGGCGACACATCTGGCTCAGGAACTATCACAGTTCCAGCTGTCGCTGGCACTTTTACCGCAACAATTGGGTCTGCCACAGGCACTCACTATCCGTTTACCGCTGGAACTGCTGTTGCATCCACTAGCGGAACATCAATTGATTTCACCTCAATTCCGTCTTGGGTTAAACGCATTACTGTTATGTTTAGCGGGGTTAGTACGAACGGGACAAGCAATCCGCTTATGCAAATTGGCGCTGGAAGTGTTTTGACATCTGGCTATCTCGGCAGCGCACAAACAATTAGCACAACTGGAATTGCAACTACAGGATGGGCTTTAAGCGCATCTACTGCGGCAACATCTATATTTAACGGGTCTGCCGTTATAACTAATATGGGAAGTAATGTTTGGTCTATGTTTGGGGTCATAGGTTATTCAAACGCCGCAGGTGTTGCTATGTTTGGCGGCTCAGTTTCTCTTGGCGGCATTCTAGACCGCGTTCGTATCACCACCGTCAACGGCACAGACACATTTGACGCTGGCTCTATTAACATCTTGTACGAATAATCAATAAAGGACTTCAAAATGACTACACCTACACGCATCATCGTAGACTTGGCAACAGGTCAATCCACAGAAGTTGAACTCCAAGGCGCTGAGTTGGAAGCATACAACGCTTCGTTGGCTCAACAAGCCGCAGAAGCTGCTGCCGCTGAACAAGCTAATCCTGTCGAGGGTCAATAATGTCCACGATCATTAACGCATCAACCTCGTCTGGGTTAGTTCAGACAGCAGACACCAGTGGAACGCTGGAACTGCAAAGCAACGGCACTACACAGCTTACTGTTTCTTCTACTGGCGCTTATGGTCAGTTGAAGTCTGGAACTGCTCAAGCGTCCACATCGGTCACTTCGATTGATTTCACGGGTATCCCATCATGGGTAAAGCGTATCACTGTTATGCTATACGGTGTAAGTACGTCCTCAACAAATCCAGCCAGAGCCCAATTAGGAACTGGAGGAACGCCCACTTATATTGCTTCAGGGTATGCAGCATCTGCTGCTGCTCTTGGAAGTGCAAACACAACGGCAATAACTGCATTTACTGATGGATTTCCTTTTTCTCGCACATCTGTCGCAGCAGATACTGTATCGTCAATTATGACACTCGTAAAAATAACGGGGAATATTTGGGAAGCTAGTGCAAACACAAGAACATCTGGAAATACCGTGTTTAGTGTTGTGTCGGGCCAAGTAGATGCTGGTGCAGAAGTAACCGCTCTAAGAATAACAATCAACGGAACAGACACCTTTGACGCTGGTTCCATCAACATTCTTTACGAGGGCTAATCATGTCAGTTGTAATCAATGGCTCCGCAGGGGTCACAACAAACTCAGGTGCTGTGTATAACGGCATTTCTTCTGGCACTGCGGTTGCCTCAACCAGCGGAACAAGCATTGATTTCACTTCTATCCCGTCATGGGTGAAGCGTATTACTGTGATGTTCAATGGAGTATCGACAAATGGAACATCTGCATATCAAATTCAAATAGGTGATTCTGGTGGTATTGAAAATACTGGCTATTCATCAAGTGCATCACGAATATCAACAACAGTAACAACTCAAAACGGTACGGCTGGTTTTGTTTTGTTTGGCGGCGCAACAGCTGCCGCAGCTGTATATCAAGGATATTTTACTATTTCATTGCTTGGCTCTAATGCTTGGTGTATGCAAGGGGCCATTGCCGATGTAACCAATACACAAACGCAAGTATCGTGTGGTTCTAAAACATTGTCAGACACGCTCACGCAAATCCGCATCACAACAGTCAACGGCACAGACACCTTTGACGCTGGTTCAATCAACATCTTGTATGAGTGATTCGGTGGAAACAAAACTCGCGGTGCATGAGGCAATCTGCGCCGAGCGCTACAACCGCATCGATGGTCAGTTGACCAACGGTGACAAGCGCATGGCCAAGATCGAATATCTGCTATACGCTGTCATAGCTGCCGTGTTGTTGGGTCCGGGTGTTGCTGCTGACTTTGTGAAAAAGTTACTGGGGTTGTGACATTGATCCGTTTAGCCTTCTCCTCATGGCGCAAAGTGCTGTCTCTTTCATCAGAGAAGGTTGCGACATGCTCAAAGAGGGCCAAGTGGCTGTCGATGAGTTTCGTGAGCAAGCTGAAGGGCTTGTGGGACAAGTTGAAGAAATCTATGGAACCCTTGAAAGCCTATGGAAATGGGCTTTTTCTTTATGGGAGCAACTATTTGGCGACAAGGTTCAAAAGCCTGAGTCAACTGTCGAAGTACAAGCCAGCCCAAGGGTGGAGAAAAAGGCAAGTGCTCGACAAGCAGACCCAGACCCAGAGATTCTTCAGATGCGCGTGGTGCATGAAGTTAGCCAGCGCCTTGGGCAGTTTTTCGACATCCAGCAAAAAATCGCAAACTACTACAGGGACTTAGAACTTGAGTCATTGAGCGTTTACGATCCAGACCAAAACAATGCCAAGAAAGCAATTGAGCGCGTAGAGGTCGAATTGCAAATGGAATACTTGGGCGTGCAGATCAGGGAAACCATGGTCTACGCGCCCAAAGAATTGAAAAATCTGTATTCGCGGTTTTTAGAAATGTACGGCAGAATTGAAGAAGAGCAAGAGTTTGCCCGGCAACAGCAGATCATGCAGGCTAGGTACAAAAGGGCAAGGGAATGGCGACATCGCAATCTAAAAATCGAACTAGCAATGTGGGCCGTGGGAGCAATGGTCGTATGGCTGGTGCTGGTGGGGATGATGATGCAGATCGCGTTACTCAGTGGGCTATCACGGGAATGGTTTTCTTTGGAGTCGTGTGTTTAATTTTTATACCAAATTAGGCGGTCCAATTTATTTTATAGGAGAAAAAAAA